GCTTGCTTTTCTTTTCCGGTTCGTCTGCTGCGGCCTCTTTCTGCTCAGGTTCGGCGTCTGCCTCAGATTCATTCTGACCCTCGTCCGATTCGACTGGATCCGCTTCTACGGCCTCGGTCGGTTCGTCCTGGGCAGCTAAACCCATTCGCTGAGCATAAAATTCGGCTGCATTTTCACTGGTTAAAACGGTTGCTGCTTGCGTTTCTGATGCTGACATGGATTACTCCAAGAGATTGAACCCAGTGAACCCACTGGTAGGACACTTCTAAACCCTTGATAAATTGCTGTCAATTATTGAATAAATGGGCTGGCACCTGCCGAAATATCCTCAACCGCAATCTGTGCCGATTTCTGTTGTTCAACATTTCGGCGCTCAATTTCAGCTTCCAGCCGGCGCGTATCCATGTGATGCAGCATCAGCTGCACAATGCCCTCAATTTCTGACTTGTTCTGGCTGGTGATGGCGCGGGTGTTTTGGTCGTTCACGCGCACTTCGGCCATCGTTTCGGTGTTGTGCGCTCTGGCGGTCACATCCATCAGCTTGCGCTGGGTTGCGCCCTTTTCCTGCATTTCCTTGACCGATGCGCCATGCTGAATGTCAAGCTTGAGTGCGGCATTCTCTTGCTGCAAATCGAGCATTGCCTTTTTGCTTTGCTGCAGCTGCATCTGGATCTGTGGCGGCACCGGTGATTTGTCATCAATCTGCGCCAGCGGGTTGGCAGCGGCGAGCCGGTCGGCAATCACTTCGGCGCCGGGGAAATCCATGTTGCGGAATACCAGATCGCCAGCAATGTTGAACAGCTCAGGCTTTCCAGCCAGCAGTGGCATCATCGCCTCAACCGCCTGTATGCGCTTGCTGTTGTAGCCTGGCCCCGTATCCATCACCACATCGTATTCACCTACTGTAACGTCGTTCAAGACCTTCAGCACGCCCATTTCATCCTGTTTGCGCTCGTTAATCGTGACCAGATCCGGCTGGCCATCGGCGCCAATAATCCGCATCACGCGCTGTTCGTTGTAAATGTGCGGCGCCAGATCCAGAATAATTTGTCCGGTCTGACGAATTGAGCGCGTCAGGTTGTCATAAAAATGGTAATTGTTCATGTCAATCTGCTGTTGCTGACCGTTCAATGCTTTGCCGCTGATATTGCCCCGTATGTTGCTGGGATCAAATATCCCGAGCACCGTCTGCAGATCCTCATTGATCGCCGCGGCTGCGGTCATCACGCCGGCTGGTGGCGGTTCCGGCTGCAGGCGTACAGGCACCGGCGCCGGCCGGCCGTCAATGTCCGTCTGTTTGTAGCGCAGCACTGGGTTGCTGGCAATATTTGCCCTCGTCCATTCGTTCTCGTGACCTTCGTCCTGACCTTCGGCCAGCAACCATTTGGCTTTGGGCGCCAGAGCAACCGATTCGGTCATGCTGGTGCGCCAGTAGTTATACATTCTGCTCGGATCTTTGGCGAACCGGACCAGACCGTATTTTTTGCGCTTGTCGTTGACGATCAGCTGGGCGCCGTAGACCGGCACGACCGGAATAAACCGCCCAGGCCAGATTTTCTCGTCCAGCACTTCCATCGCGGTGACTTTGCACCATTTGATCTGCTTCCTGAAGCTGTCGCGCTCGTCAACCACCGTGATACCGGCCAGCGCCATCGCTTCGGCGCTCGGCAGCTCGTCCTTGAATACTGATGTGCCATCAGACAGCATCAGCAGCTTGGTTTTAACGCGTTCGGTGTAAAAATATTCGGCAATCCGAATATCCTCTTTGCTCACCCACTCGGCCCAGCTGTCGCCGGTTGCAGTGGCTTTGAATTGCCCGCCGTCATCAGCATCGGGATATTGTTTGTTGAATACCGCTTTCGGAATCATCGTGGTGATCAGGCATCGCTCGGCGTCAGATCCATCAGGCTGCGTGCTGTTGGGATCGAAATAGACGGTAAACGGGTTGTCGATCTGCCGGATATAGATCTCTTGGTCGAATGAATCCTCGCGCACAAAGTCGGTGACGATTCTCCAGTAACCCCAGCCCATGCGAACCGCGTAATCAAATGCGGTGTCGTACGCGGTGTCTGCGTTGCTGTTGATCTCGATGTGACGTGTGATGCCTTCTAACACCTCTGCGACCTTCTTATCAGCCTGTGTGTTGGTCGGGTGCACCTTAATCCGCGGCCGTTGCTGGCGCTGTTGGTTTGTGACCTGGCGAACGTAAGCATCGAGCTTGTTGATCGTCAGACACGGCCGAGATTCCAGATTGCGGCTGTTCTGCGTTTCGACTGGCCACTGATCACCGGCGGCAAACTTTAAATCCTCCAGTGCTTCACTGCGGTTCGTGCTTTCAGCAGTAGACACCAGGCGCAGGAATTCAATCGCATCAGTAATCCGTTTGTCGTAATCGTCACTTTGATAGGCCATGTTTTACCCTTTTCAATTCATCCAGCTGCCCATTTGCAGCATTTCAGGCCGGCGCTTCTGCGCTCGGCGCGGTTCGTTAACCATCAGGCCGATATAACGGAATGCGTCGGCGCCGTGACTGTATCCGTCGTGCAGCGGCATCTTGCTGAATCGGCCATCTTCGTCGACATCATAGCGATAATGGCGCAGGCACGAAATGCCGTCGGCGGCGTTCTCGCGGTCAAACCAGCAGTTTGGAAAGATTGTCCTGGCTGCGTTGATGCTGTCTGGAATAGGCACCTTCGGTATGATCTTCACCTTGTAACCGGCGCCGCGCACGATTTCCTCGATGCTCTTACCGTTCGCCGCCAGAGTTTTGTTCTCGGCGTCGTGCGGTAGCCACAAAGTATCGTAGACGTAGCCATGCGTTTGCATCTGCGACAGGTAATGACTGATGGTTTTCTGGTTGTCCTCCATGTAACGGATCAACCGTGTTTCCATGCCGACAAACTGCAGATACCAGATCGCGGTCGCGTCGGACCAGCCCAAGTCAAAGATCGCGTGCACTGGCTTGCTCGGATCGTAAGCAACCCGGCAGATCCTGCCTTCCAGCTCGGCCATTTGCATCTCGTTCGCAAAGATGGCGCCGTCGACCGTCTGCCGGCAGATGCCCTCCCACACGGTGTTATAGGCGCTCATGTCGCGCTCGCGCAGTGCGTCTTTCTCTAAGCGTAGCACTTCGGGAAACCACGGATTATCTGACCAGTTGACCTTTACGCTCTGGCAGTCAGGCGGAGGATGCAGCACAAAACGTTGATACGTTTCGTCGGTTTCCAGCTCAGGATTGAACGAAACCCAGATTTCTGACTTGTTTTTGCGGATCGTTGGAATAAGCACGTTCCAGCTCATCCTTGATACTGTCTGCGCTTCCTCAACCCACGCTATATCCACGCCTTCAAATGATTTTATGTTGCTGATGTTGTTTTTCAGACCGGCAAATGCAAAATCGGTGCCGTTCTTGCCGCGAATGCTGGCCTGTGTGATCTCGTAAAACGACAACAAACCGAGCGCCTCAATCTGATCACAGAGCAGCTTGTGCACGCTGTCTTTGATGCTGGTCTGGTATTCCCGCGCACACAAGATCCGCATCGGTGATCGAGCGCCGAGGATCAATAACGCCCTGGCAATGCCCCAGCTCTTAGCACCGCCGCGGCCACCCCAGCAGCATTTATACCGCGCTGGCTTAAACAGGAATTCCAGCTTTTCGGGGAATTCTGCCTTTGCGATTATTTCTTTAGGCTTCAGCATCGTTTTTAACAAACGATACTTGAATGCCCGACAGCAGCGGGGCGCCGTCTTGACCGGTCAGCTCTTGCTTGACGGTTTCGGACCAGCGCATCTGCGCCTTAGTCCACCAGATCAGAGCTGTGGTGTCACCGCCCTGCGCTTTGTTGAATAACGTATCAGCAACGCGAGCCGATGCCTGCGCCTTACCCATCTGCAGATCGTCTGGATAGTGCTTTCGCAGCGTCACATCGCTGATGCCGATCAGCGCCCCGATCTGCTCGTGCGGCAATCCAAGACCGGACATTTCGCGCACGCGTTTGCGCGTTTCTTCGGTTGGTCTGTGTGCTTTAAAAGGCATTTTCTTTTATAAAGGCAAGCTTCACCGTTTATTCCGCTTTGAAATCGCCGCCGCTTTGCTCTTCGCATCAGCCTTAGAACTGGCGCCCCACGCCTTCAGAGACAGCGCCAGCCGCGTCGGTTCCCCGTTTGGTTTCTCCATCG